CGGGGCCTGCCGGGCCGGTAGGACCGACGAAACCAGACAAGACCGGCACCTCGTTGATAAGAACGCCAGTGCCCTGCGTGTAAAGCTGACCACCCGCCTGGATGTAGACCGGTGTGTCGGTCAGAACCTGAGTGTTTGTTGCGACCTCGAAGACCACACCGTTGGCAATGACCAGCGGCGCTGCGTTCGCTAGACCCGTCGGGCCAGTGGGTCCGGTCGGACCGGATACGCCTGTTGGACCCGTCGGACCTCCCGCACCTGTGCCTCCACCAGATCCAGTCGGTCCCGTAGGTCCTTCAGCTCCTGCGCTCCCACCTGCTCCTGTGGGGCCGGTCGGTCCCTCTGCTCCCGAACCGCCGCCAGCACCAGTAGGTCCTGTGGGTCCAGCTCCCGTGGGGCCGGTGGGGCCTTCGATGCCGCTGCTTCCACCCGCACCCGTGGGTCCTGTGGGACCTTCAGCGCCCGTAGTTCCGCCAGTTCCAGTTGGGCCCGTTGGACCTCCAGCGCCAGTGCTACCGCCAGTGCCCGTCGGGCCTGTAGGTCCTGTCGGGCCTCCTGCTCCAGTGCTACCGTCCGATCCAGTCGGGCCTTCAAGTCCCGTAGGTCCTGTCGGTCCCTCTGCGCCTGTAGATCCGCCCGCGCCAGTCGGTCCCGTAGGGCCTGCTCCTGTTGGGCCTGTGGGACCTTCAACGCCTGTAGTTCCGCCAGGTCCAGTTGGTCCTGTGGGTCCTTGATCCCCGCCATCACCTTGTGCTCCTGTTGGGCCTGTCGGGCCGGTTAATCCTTGGGTCCCGTCAGCGCCAGTTGGTCCGGTGGGGCCGGGATCACCAACGCCTGGCCCGGTTGGCCCAGTGGGACCCTCTGAGCCGCCGTCACCAGTAGGGCCAGTCGGCCCATCCGTTCCTTGAGGTCCGGTAGGTCCCTGATCGCCAACAGCGCCATCAGACCCGGTGGGTCCAGTTGGCCCAGTCGGACCAACGCCGCCATCGCCTCCAGGCGTGCCTTGGCTACCTGTGGGGCCACTGACTCCGGTCGGTCCTGTTGGTCCATTTCCTGTCGCTCCGGAGGGGCCTGTGGGGCCGGTTACGGATGAGGGAGCACCGGTAGCCCCGGTGGGTCCGGTAGGGCCGCCAGCCGGTCCTATAGGACCGCGAGTGCCTGTCGGGCCTGTTGGCCCGGTCGCCATCCAAATGTCAGAATAGCTCCGGGCCATAGCATTACGCAGCCTTCTTCAAAGCGGCGATCGTGTTGGGGCCAATTTCGCCGTCGACCGTAAGACCATTCTTGGTCTGAAACGCTTCGACAGCCGCATCGGTCGCTTTGCCAGCCATGCCGTCCACGGTCAAGGGAACTGGAACGAGCTGAAGTTTGTTCAGCACCATCTGGCACCACTCAATCGACGGAGGCTGAAGATCATGACGAGCCGTCGCACTCGGGATGAACCCGGCCGGAAGCGTATTCGGTATGCTAGGCGCGCCCAAAGGCACCCAGCTCGTTTGCTGCGGCGCGCCATAGGCGTCTTGCACGAGCTTAACGAACGACGCCCATATGCCGGCGTCGTCGGTGATGTCGTGATGGCCGCCCCCCGCGACGCCGAGGTTGGCGTGTTCGCAGAAGCCAACCCAGTCGTTCGAAGCCGTGGCGACCTGACAAGGCAGGCTGTTCGCATGCAGGCGGAACGCGACGATATTGGCGAGCGCCTGCCACTCCGGTGCGCCGAGACCCTTGGCAGCATAGCCGGCCGCCTCGATGCCTTCCGAGAATGGATTGAAATTACATACATGCCAAGCCTTATTGGCCCAGCGGACCATTTGAATCGCGCTCTGTCCATCATCGGAGAGGACGATGTGCGCCGATACCTGCGACTTCGTCATCGCAAACCAACTTGCCGATCCGAGGAAGCTGCCCTCACAATCGTGCGCGACCACCAACCTTACAGCTTGCCCTCCCCTTGAGGAGTAATTAGGGGACGATCGCCACGTTAGACTTGGGAGCTGAAGCGTCATGATTTTGATCCTTCGGTTGCGGTTCTGGTTGATCGTGATGTTGGGCCGATGCCATCACCAAGACATAGACCGCTAAGCACATGACCATGGCGATTAGGAAGTTGGTGTGCAGATCCTCATCATCCTTCTTAGTCCATCCTGACATATCGATCAACTCCCGGAGGGGGTGAGGAAGCTCGCGGCGTTGCCGGCCGTATCGAGTGGGCCCACACCGATCGGGGCGTTGCGGAAGCGAGCCATCTGACCTGCCTCCATCTGCTGGTTGAGATCCGAGCCGAAGGTCTCAGCCGGACCGGACGTGCCGGGGTGGTGCATCTGCATATCCACAGCTGCGGACATCCACTTCATGAGCCCGGCTTGGTCTCCAGTCTGCTGAGCCTTCATGAGATGCTGCGAGATGTTTTGCGAATTATACTCGTGCTCCGCGTGCAAGCCCTGGACGATGCGGTTGGCTTCGTTGTATTGCGCGAGGCGTGCGGGGTCGAACCCGAGCGCTGCCAAAACGAGGTCGAGCGCCTTAGGGTTGCCAACTGGCAGCGTGGTGCCGTCCTTGTTGATGAAACCGTGCTGCGAATAGTATGTGGCCTCCGCGAGGCCTTTGATGCCCTCAGGCAGGAAGCCGATCGCGCCCTTCATGAAATCGCCGTTCATGATGTCGCGTGAGGAGTTGACCATATTGGCCATCTGGTTGCCGCCAGCGCCCGCCATCGACTTGAACCAGTCACGCGAGGCGTCCTCCCAGCGGCGCTTGTCCTGCATGAACTGCGAGCCGGGGATGATGTTCTCGTCGCCGAGCTTCGACAGATCGACACCGAGCCCCCTTGGAGCGCCCTTCGCGATCATGTCGGCGATGTCGGGTCCGAAGGTGTGCGCGAGGTAGCTGCGATACTCACCCTGGATGTCCATGTCGTCGCGACCGGTGAGGTTGGCATAGAGCTTGTCGAAGGCACCGGCAGCGAACTGCGCGCCGGGCAAGCCCAACGTGCCGGAAATCGCCACCACGGCAGCAAGATGGGATGCAAGGAAGCGCCCTGACTCGGCGCGGTTGCCATGCATGTTCGTCGCAGCCTCGTGGACCTCCTCGTAGAGCTTCTGAATCATGTTCGTCTGATATTGCGCAAAGCCGAGCATGATCGGAGTCAACGGACCGAACAGACCCTTCTTGCCTAGCATGCGCGAGTTCTCACCAGGACCCCATTTGAACTGCGAGCCGTTGACCATCTGCATCGCGTAGTCGTCACGGGTCGTCCCGGCGCGACGGCCGCCGTCAGAGTCGTGCAAGGCCCCAGCAGACAGAGCCGCGATGATGCGCGGGAACTGCTCGGCCATGATACCCATCAGGTTCGAATACTTGCGCCACTTCTGGTAGGTAGCGTTCTTGCCTTTGGCCTCACCAAGCTCGCTCATGGCCTGCGTGTAGCTGGTGAAACCGCCTGCGGTCTCGATGCTCATCATCGTCTTGATGCTTTTTTCGGAGATGTTACCGGCAGCGCGAAGCGCGGCCTCTCGCATGCCGAAGCTCGTTCGATCCGAACTGCTCCAGACGGCGCGCATGATCCGAAGCGCTTCGGGTGTTACCTGAGCGATGATCTTCGCCGATTGCGCTGCACCATACTTCCGAGTCAGCTCTCCGTGCAGCAGCGTCGCGACCTGAGACAGCACAGTGACTGTATAGGCCGGGTTGAACCCGACGAGCGCGGTGTGCATGAGCGACGTGGTCGCATCGACGAAGCCGTTCGGGACGTGCCACTGTCCTTCGGTCTGACGACGCATGGACTCGTTCACCACATCCTGCGACTTCTCCCGATCGGAGGGCTTCATTGAGCTGCTCTTTTGGGCGTTCACCTCATCGAGCATAGCCTTTGACGCACGAGCGATCTCACCACGCGAGGCGACGCGGGTCGCAGCTCGGTTAGAGTTCATGGCGTGCGCCATCATAGCGGCTCCCATGTCCGTGTCGAAGCCAGATGTATAGTCGCGCTCCTGTTCGCTGCCGAGCATCGAGTGCTCACCGACAGTGTCCATCATCTCGGCGATCATCTTTTTCTTAAGGGCCTCCGTTTGTTTCATATCCAAATTGAGGCTCTTGGCGATCGAGTCGCTGCGAGCAACCATCTGCTGCATGAAAGGAGTGCCGAACTTATCCATGGTGTGCGGCGCATCAGCGTAGCCGGCTTTGTTGTCCGATAGATGACCCTGATCCGCGAGTTCCTGAAACACTGCGTTGAGGCGGTTCATGGACTCGCGGCTCGGGAGCTTCGCCATGAGGACGTCGCTCTCACTATGGTGTGACAGACCGATGCTCTTGAACTCGCCGCTCGCTAGCTTGGCCTGGATGGCCGCAATCGCCTCAGGTTTGACCATGCCGTCGGCACCGCGAGCGATCTTAGCGGATACGAAGTGGTCGTAGTTCTCGCGACGCAGGGGCGCGTAGGTTCCCTTGTTGATGAGCAGCTGCCGGTCATGGGCATCAGACAACGTATTGCTGATGTCCTGCACATCATCAAGAAGCTTCTGCCCTTGGGCTTTACTGGCCGGGGAAGCATCCTTGCCCATCAGCTCGTTCGCGCGCGTCGTCGCATCCGCAACACGGCCCTCTAGCGCCTTCATCATAGCATTATGGAGACCACGGAACCACTCATGAGCAGAAGCTGGGTCGTCATGCAGGGTCGGCATCCTGCGGAACGTCTCAAGCGGGTTCTCGTATTGATCCCCGAACAGCTTGATACCCTTCTCGGAATACTGATCGGCCAGGTCATGCATGTGCGAGATGCTGGTTTTAAGGCCAGACGTCTGCATCATCCCGAACATCTTCTCCATGATAGGGACGAGACTGGCGTTCGTGCCATCCGCCTTCACGACCTGACGCAGCGCTTGCAGCTGAGCCTGACCTTCTTTGAAGAACTTGGTCGCGCGCGCCGGGTCCGGCATCTTCTTGATGTCGTCAGCGTAATCCTTGATGTCTTTGCGGAAGTCGAACTGCCAGTTATTCTGGAACTTCGCAACCATGCTATTGATGGCCTCGCGCATAGGCGTCGGAAGCGCACGATATTCTTGCGACGATCCTGCGTCCGTCTTGTCAAGCATCTGCGCTCGAACGTTCTGCATCTCAGACTTGTTGTAATAGTCCGTGCCGCTCTTGAGGACGTCCCGTGCATTACGGAACATGAACTCATTGCGCTCCCACGGCAGCGCCGCCTTGAAGACCTTGCCGCCGAGCGTAGAGACGCGATCCATGAAACGGCTCGCCATCGTCGTTGCGATTCCAATCCCATCCTTGACAGTTTGTTCCGCCGCCATAGGAGTGCGAGCGGAAGATGCTGCATCGTCTCCAGGGATGCGACCAAATGCAGAACGGTTGCCAATGACGTTCGCCCACTGGTCCTGACGACCGACCGCGCGCGCCTGATCCAAGAACTTTGCGACAGCTTCGTCGGGCAGATACTGATTGCCGGTGATATGGCCGAGCAGCGTCTTCCACGCCTGAGCGACAGATGCGAAGAACTTCTGAACGGGCGACCGAGGCTGCTCGTCGTTCGTAAGCGCACGCCCGACATGATCGGAGAACCACTCCGGGAAGCTGGTGATGTAGTCCTGGCTGGCCTTATCCATCGCCGAGAGAGGCGCGTCTTCGGTGAAGATGTTGTTGACCATCTCACTGTTGCGAGTCGATCGAATCAACTCCTGCGCTTTCATTCCGGTCGTGGATTTCAACCACGCCTGATACGCATCCATGACAGCCTGCTTGACCTCAGGTGCTGAGTTCCGGAACAGCGTCTGTTCCATGATGTGCCCGACCTCGTGACCGAGGGTCTGGATCGTTTGAGCGTCGCTCATGCCGCTGCGCAGGTAAATGTAGGCGTCGTTCATATCGGGACCAAACGGACGCATGTGCCCATATTCGAGGCTATCCTTGCCGGCCGTGCGCGCGGAGCTATAAGGACCATTGAAGCCATGCTCAGTCGCAGTATCCCCACGTGTGTCGGTCTCATGCACAAGAGCCACACGCAGGTGACCAAGACCGACCCCTTGCAGCCACTCGCGCGCGAGCTGCCCTAGCTGAGGCTTCACACCAACCGATGTCGTGACCTGTCCTGCCTTACCGTTGAATGGGCCGTCGGGCTTCGTCTTGAGAGCAGAGGCGTCGGCGGCGCGCGATTTATCCGCGATGGCGCGATACTTCGCAACACCGGCATCATTTAACCATGGGACCTTGGCCGTGCCGATGTCTCCGATAGTGCGGACATTGGTCGCGCGGTTGACGAGAGAATACATGTCTCGACCGAAGAAGGACTTTCCTGCAATGAGCGCGTTATCTTTGTCCTCATGAGCCACATGACCTCGCACCTCATCGGCCGCGCTCTGCGACCAGCCCTTCCCATCGGCGGCGATCAGATCGCTCGCCTTCGAGGCTGCAGGGGTGCCGAAGTTCTTCCGCTTCTGAGCGAGATTGGCTAGGGCATCCTTGACAGCGGTGCGATCCGCGACGTCACCACTCACTCCCCGAACGAGCGCCTTAGCCAGAGCATCCTTCTCGGGGCCGGGAGCTGCCTGATCATGGGCCTCTTTGAGCATGACGTAGTCTAGCGCCGGACCAGCCTTGATTTTCGCTGTCGCGATCGGGGCTTCCTGTTTAGGATTCAACACAGACTTCTTCACGACTGGCTCGCGCTTGACCGTCACAGGCTTCTGGATCAGCGTCGGGTCTACCGCTGGCGCGCCAGCAAGCTGTTGAAGAGGCGTTTCCGTGGCACGCTGTTGTGCGGCAGCTTCGGGCGTGGTGGCTTCGCCACGTGGTCCGGCAACGGTCCCACCGGCGTCTCCGCTTGCAACTTCTGGAACTGCTCCGGTGGCAGCAGGGTCGACAGCTTCCGGCGCTGCGCTTCGCTGTATATCGGCATTGGGGTCACTCCAGCTGCGGTCATCGTCCGTATATCTCGAACGCTCCTTGGCGGCCAGCAACTTCAGCTGACTCGTCTTCGTCACACTATCCCGTCCACGCAGACCGTTCTCCAACGCCTGCTGATGCGCGAGAGCTTGGTTCTTGATCTCGTCCGAGTTGTTGCCTCGCACGAGCGCATCAGTATCGTCCCACCGCTTCTGGATCTCAGGCGCAAGACCCTCGGGCGCGGCGCGCGGCTGCGGCTCGACACGGCCGGGTTGTGCAATCGGCTCGCCGGTCTCGGGGTCCTTCGGCGTCACAGCATCGGTAAGGCGCGCGGCGGCTTCCTGATGCAAGGCATCCAGCTTGGTGAACTTGTCGATGTCGTCATTGACCTTCAACACACGTGCGTTGGCGTTGCGAAGATCCTCACCACCCACCGGTCTGAGCGCATCGCGCACCTTCTCAGCCTGCGTCTTGTCGACGCCAAGATCTTCCAGCTTCCACGAGAGTGGCGATGCATCGGGAGGAACCTCGGGTGGTTTCTTACCATCGTTGAGCAGGCCGCGATCGTCGGCGATCTTCACCAGCCAGTCAGGGATCTTCTTCTCAGCCTGCGCCGGACGATCAGGGGTCGCATCCGCTTTGGTCACGCGGTCATAGGTCTTGAGCTGCGCGTCGATCGCGTTAATGAGATCAGGCTCGTCGGCCGCGTTCAGGTTCTTGAAGAACGGTGTGTCCTGCGCCTTGGCTGGCAGATCGAGCGACGCCTTGACAGCGTCCACCTGCGGCTGCCGCGACGCGACATCCTCAGGCGTGAACAGATTGCCCTCGCCGGGCTTGAGGCCGGGCTGCGTGCGCTTGGCCAGCTCTTCACGGAAGGCCATCATCTGGCCAACCTGAGACTGATCCATATTGTCCTGCTGCGCCATCGCATCGTGCGCGGCCTTGAGCGTGTCGCTAGGCGCTGTCGCAAGATTGTCAGGTAGAGGAGTGGCACCGACCTTCTCAGGAGGTGCCAGCGCCGCCTGGTCTGGAGGTGCTGCCAGCTGCGCAGGAAGCTCCGGCTGCGCCGGAGGAGTCTCAGCTGGAGCTTCCTGTCCAGGGATCTGCAATGCTTGGTCAACCGCACCCTTGATAGCGTCGGTGTCGTCTGTCGGCTTCACACGACTCGCCAGACCGGTGAGACCGCCGAAGAACGCACCTTGGAAACCACCAGCCAGGGCCGAGTCGACGACGTGCTGCGCGCGATCGACGAACGGCAGCTCAGGATGGTAGGCCGCATCCATGACAGCCGTCTGGGCACCGCTCGCAGCCGCGCCGTAAGCGCCCATCGCGCCGCCGCCGATCAGCGCGCGCTTCGCCCAGTTGCCTGCAATACCCTTCTCAAACATCTGAGTGATGCCGCCAGGCACAAAGCCTTGTCCGAGGGCCTCGGGCACGCCGAGAGCGATCGCCTTGAGACCTTCACTCTGTGTGATGTTCTGCGACGTCGGGCCGGTCGACTCCTGCACGTTCGAGCCGATCGCGGACGGCAGCATCGGAACGCCAAAGCGCGCGGCCTGAGCAAGACGTCCAGCACCGGTCAAAAGTCCGAGACCACCAAGCGCCTCGCCACCGCCGATCGCGGTCGCAAGCGTAGGCAACGCTTTGGCGAGATTATAGCCGGCAGCGCTAAACGAGCTGAAGGGACTGCCCTCAAGATCAGGGCGCGACGCAGCGGCGGCAGCGGCATCTTGACTTGCTGAGATGCGTTGACCGAGATCTTGCAGAGACTGGATGCCAGTCGCCGCGCCGACAGCTTGCGGAAGACGACCGTAAACATTCCCGAGGAGTTCGTGGGTGCCTGATGCTACGCCGGAAACAATCGGGTTTCCCCAGAAGCCTGTCGCCCCCTGAGGAGGTGCAGCCGGTGCAGGCATCGTCGGCAGATTCGCCAGCCACGACGGAGGTGTATTCGTCGGCAGCCCGGTGGTCGGATCAGCATAAGCCACAGATCGCTTCCTTACTGGGTCGGGTTACCGTTGACATCCAACTTCTGCGCATATGTGCCAGCCATCTGCGCCGCCATGTTGCCCTGCATGCCCTTATAAAGAGCCATGACCTTTAGCTCGTGCGCTGCCAGAGCCTGCGCCGGGGTTTGGGCCCCGCTATTGATCGAATCCGCAAGTTGTTTCTGATAAGTATCCATGAGTTCGTTAGCCATGCGATGCTGTGGATCGGCCTGACCGACAAGCAGCGGCATCATCTTCGTTGCCTGAGCGACATTCATAGTGCGCGGCATCCGATTGACGGCGGTGCCGCCATACTGACTCTCGGTCAACGCAGGGGCGCGATCAGCCGGGAGCAAGTCAGGAGGTGGCGCGATAGGGGTGCCAAGGGGCGCGGACAGCGCCGGAGCGGCGGCAGGTGAAAGCACTGGGGCAGGCGGCGCGCCGGGGACGCCAGCAGGTGTGTATGGGGCTGACGGAGCATTCGCGGTGTATTCCTGACCGGCAGGGATTGGCGCATTGAGGCGATTGACCAAGCGGCCCGCGACCGAGCTGATGCTTAGCGGTGCCTTTGTGATCGCCTGAGCGGCGGCAGGGCCGAGCGTCGGCATGGTGGGGAGCTGGAGCGGGTCGGCCATGGGATTACTCCGTATGCAGTTTTGACCATTATTAGGCCATTATAGCATATGAAGCAATCACCCCTTGCGCGACGCCTTAATCGCACGCTTCTCGGCGACGGTCTTGCCCTTATAAGGCGTGCCATACTGGAGTTTAATTCGCTTCCCGGCGCGGCGAGTTTGAGCTACGGACACAATGCGAACTCCCTATATTTACTGCGCAGTGTATATCTCACTGGTAATCCCTCTCCCATGAAAATCCCGACCTTCCGAAGCCCCAAGCGGCAGGTGAAAACATCTTCCTCATCGCTTCCCGCTTGGCAAGATCGACGTTGACCTTGAAGGTGGCTGCGAAGTCAGCAGCGCGCTGCGGATCGCCAATGTCATGGTCGACGATGCGCAGAGCGAGATAGGCCGCCCAGTCGAGCATGTCGAGATGGTGGTCGTCCGGAATCTCCGGCACATCCTCTTTCTTCACGAGCGGGTAGAGCGGCTTACGGATGACGCGGAGGTGGATCTTGCATGCGTGCAGCGGGTCCGGCTTGGGGAAGGCGCGGAAGGTGACGACCTGAGTCGAGCCCTCATCGTTGCGCTGCAACTCCTCGTCGGTGCCGAACGCGAGGATCTTACCAGGCGGCACCGTTGACAGCTCCGACGGATTGAACCAGTAGGTGTCCACCGTGCGGTAGGTCTGGAACTGTGAGTGCCCCGCGCGCGCGAGATCCGCGCGATCATGCTCACCCTTCGCAGAGATCACCGCAACCACTGACGGGTGCAGCGTGTATTCCTGCTGGAAGGGAATGGTCTGGAGGATACAGACCTCGGGCGTTGAGCCGTCACGGATGACAAGTCCTTCACGGGCGAACTTCCGTTCGCTCTGATTTATATACTCTGTCAGACGCTTATCAGACCACAGATAGTCGGAGGCGTCCCCGGCGATCTGGTCGGATCGGTCGTGAAGCATCCCGTGGCGCAGCTCGTCGAGGAGTTGTCCCAGGTTCACGACCGATACTCCTTACTGGGCAATCGCCCGGCCGCGACGATCGTCATTGACGACGTGGTAGGGAAACCGATGACGATTCCGATAGCTGATGACGCGGTTCGAACCATCCTTGATCGGGTGCTTCTCGACCGCATTGTCCAGAATGTCAATGATGCCTTGCGGCACTGAGACCTCCTCGCCAGCGCGAAGATACCAGTTGCGACCGTTGACGCCGAAGAACTGGCCGGTGGGAGGGATGTTGTCGCTGTCGTCCAAGACAATGCGAGTCATCTTGGCGGCTTTGGCGGGAGCCTCATCTTCGCCAAGGTTCGAGGCGAGTTTTGAGGCGGAAGCGGGGCGTGTGTTCGGAAGTGACATGATACGATTCCTTTGTTCGTGGGCAAGGTTATCGAGGCTTTATATCATCGGCGACTTAGCCGATGACTCGATAGTTGTAGACCGACGTGTCGCCCGACGCCGCGCCTTCAACCGTGAAGCCAGTGCCGGGGGTGATCGTCTGGATAACCTGTGCGACGGGTGTGCCGCTTTTGGTCTTGAGCGTGATCAGAATAACTGAGTTGGCAGTGATACTGGGAGCCGCCACGGAGACCGCCGCAGGGGTTGTGCTCGACGTAAATGTGCCTAATGCCGAGGCCAAGCCACCAGCAGTGCCGAACAGCGCGGTGAAGTTGGCGACAATGTTTTGGAGGTTCAGAGCACTCGGATAGTTCTCCGTGACGTCGATGATCTTCTGAACGGGGTTGGCCATGGCGATCAATCCTTCTCTTTGGTCGCGGCAGCCGCCGCCTTGTCGAATGCAGTGTCGAACGAGTCCTCAACCACTTGAGCCGGGAGGGCCTTGTCCAGGTTCCTGGTCAGGAAGGTGTTCACCTCCGCGACCGACTTGAAGATGTATTGTCGCTCCGGGTCCTTATACGGCGTGTAGGGCCCGTTCGACGTGTCCCGCTTCTGGTTGGCCTTGATGATTGCTGGGTCCTTCACCGTCACGGTGTAGCCGTTGGTCAGCCGCTCGATCCGAACACAGCAATCATAAGACATCGGAACCGACCTTCACGAAGAGGATACTGGGGGCCGCAGGCCCCCAGGTCATTAGCCTTGAGCAACCCAGCTGTAGAGCGAACTGGTCGTGTTGAGGCCGGTCGCGAAGATCAACTTCGGCAGCGTCTGATCGGGTGCGTCGACCGTGACCGACGTGTTGCCGATCGTGCCGTCGCCAGCGCCATTGCCCGAAGGCAGGTAGACACCTGGGACGGTTTTCGTCGAGATGACGTGGTTTGATACAATCGCCGAACCGGTGTCGAGCGTGGCAACGGAAGGACTCGCGATCGTGGTCTTGAGCGAGTGCGTGGCAGCCATGCCGGCATTCCACTCCCAGACAACGAGATCGGTCTCATCAAACACCTTCACCCAGTTCGGCGAGAAACCGAGAGGGATCGTAATCGCGCCAGAGCCGTCTCCGGTGTATTGGCCGTAGGCCGAGGAGGCGATGGAGGCCGCCTCCATGAGGGGGATGGGGCCATTTGCGTTGAGAGTCATTTGCTTTACTCCAGAATGAGGGGTGGGAGCGGGGCCTGAGCCCCGCCGTTATTACGCCGTAGCTCCCACTTCCAAGCGCGCCATAAACGCATCCTGGAGGATGATCGTACCGTTCCACAGCTTCCAGCCAACGGTGCCGCGCTGAGCCAGGGGGTCGCCCGATGTAGGCTTCGGATTGACAACCATGGGGGTCATGGCGGACTTGCCCTTGAGAGGCACCATGCCGAAGGCGTCGCGCCCGAAGACCAGGATCGGGTAGACGTCGATGTCGGTGCCGCCCGTCGAGCGAAGGCCACTCGAACCGACTGCCGCGCCCGCATTGAGGAACGGAGCGAAGATGGTCGATGTGAGGTAGCGGACCTGCTCGCAGGAGCCGATCTCGCCTTCGAACGGAGTCGTGTGCGGGCCGTAGTCCGCGCAGACCTTGAAGCCGGGCATGCTACGCAGATCCGTTTCCAGATCAGGGTGGCAGATGGCCATGTAGCTCGCTTCCACCGACTTCGTATTGAAGTCCGTGGTCGATGCGATGACCGAGCTGATCTTGCGCGAGTTCTGGCGGTTGAGGCCAGTCGTGACATGACGCTGATCGGACAGGGCGATTGGGGTGATGATGTCGGCGCGGGCCGCGACCTCATTGGCATACCACACGTTGGTGCCAGCCTTGAGGACGTTGAAGCGCAGCGTCTCGACGGTCTGAGCCGCCTGTTCACCGAGCGCCTCAGTCGCCTGTTGCAGGACAGGGTCGGTATGGACGTCCTCGATCACGTCGGTGATCACGACGTAGTTGCCATACTGTTGGAGAGAGATAGTGTAGTCCTGCACGGCCAAGAGTGTGCCCTCAGGCGTGACGCCTTCGACCAGCGGGGTCGTGGCCAGCGGGGTGAAGAACGCGGTTCCGGCACCGTTGGTGCCGCCGCCATTGTCAGGACCCGCCGCGCCAGCAGCGCCTTGCAGGAAGTAACGACGGAACTTGGCAGTGTTCGTGGAGTTGGTCGGCAACGGATACGTCTGACCGAACTTCTCGATGTGAAGGTAAGGGATGGCTCGCTTCAGCATCCGGATGACCGAATATGCGGCGACGGCTGGGCTTATGTCGCCGTAAGTTGTCATGGCAGCCATAATGGCCTCCTTTAGAATCAAAGATGGAAGGGGTGGGGTTCCAACTAGGTCCTGCGGAGGCCCGCTTGCATGGGCGTCTGAGGCAGCTTAGCAACCTGTGTTTTCACTCATATGTCAAAACTGTGGCCGCTGTCAAGCGGCCACACTAATTTGAAGCCATGGCTACAAAGTGCGGATCAGAACTTGTCGTCCTCAGCTTTCAGAAGCTTGGAGAAGTGATCGAACGCGCCGTCGTAGTCCGTAGGATCAGCAGCGGCGACAGCGCCAGCGCGCTTGGAGTCGGTCGGTGCGAGGGCCTTGGCGGCCTTGGCGCGCGCGGCAGCGGCTGGGTCTGGTGCGGCAACGGCGGCAGCCTTAGAAGGAATCAAGCCGGTCTCCGTCTGGAAGCGCTTGAGGAGGTCGGTAGCCTGCGCTTGCGTGCCGCTCTTCAACACATACTTCATGCCATCCTGAAGGTAATCCGGCTGTGCGGCCACCCACTCGTTCAGCTTGTCGAACGGGATCTTGTCGTAGTCCGGGATCGCCTGCTTCATATCGCCGAGGTGCATGCGCTCGGCCATCGTCTTGATGATCTCGACGTAGGGCATCACCTCCTGTTCGAGACGCTTCTGGACGTAGGTCTCGACCTCATTGAAGATGTGCCGCGTCACCAGAGGATATTCGGTGCGACGAATACGAGCCTCATTCGCCGCAACGTCGGGGAAGTCCGCCACATACTTGTTGTAGGCTTCCAGATCCTGCTCGGACATCTGAGGCGTCGGCGCGCGTTGACGCGCGGCTTCCTGCTGCCGCACGGCCTCAGCAGCGGCAGCGGCCTCGGCGCTGGCATCCTTCTGGACCAGCTTCGCCAATCGTCCTAGCAGGGCGTCGTCTTCCTGGCTCGGCTGCGCGGTCTTCTTCGCAGCTTCAGCCGCGAGGCGCTGGTTCTCCGCTGTGATGCGGACGACCTCGGCTTCCTCAGCGATCTGCTCGGGAGTCTTGCCAGCGTTCGCAGCGGCAGCCGCGTCCTGCTCAGCCTTCAGAGCAGCAGCATCCTCGGCAGTCTTGGCCTCGGCGGCGATCTCCTCAGGAGTCTTCTCGGGAGTGATCTTGTCAAGCTGTTCCTTCGAGACCGTCTCCTCCTTTCGATCGGCTTCACTGATCAACGCGAACGACTCGGCGAAGATCTCATCAGCAGTTTTTTCGGCAGCCATAGGTCACATCCTCAATTACTGGGCGGAACATACCGCCGTTGGTTACGTCGTTGCTCGATAAGAGTCGCCCAACGACAATTGTCTGGTTCGTATCCGCGATCATTGTCTCTGCGGTCTAACGTCCGACCATCTGGACGTTCTCCCATATCCGCTAGGAAGTTCTCAAATTTTCGCCAACGTTCGCAAACCGCGATGCCGCGCCCACCATAGTAATGGAAGTTTTTGCCATTCGGATCCCTACATCGATTGCTCATACTCATCCATGTTCGATAAGTGCGTGTACGCTTCATCCCGTGCGTGGTGAATTGAACACGAGCGTTATCTACTCTCCAACACCCACACGACCTAGTCTTCCCAACTCGCAAACGATATGACTTGACAACAACAGATGCGCCGCAATCACAGACACGTCCCCATGCAGCAGCCCCGCCATCCATAGACGCAGCCTGATGCACAACAATCAATCGACCGAATCGTTTTCCAAGAAGATCAATGATGTGGCTCATGGACGAAAACTCAATTTTCCCTCAGAGTGATCCCTTCCGGGGTCGGCGAAGACAACGGAGCCTCGATACTTGCTTGCGGAACTAAAAACACAGTGAGCAGCGCGTCGAGAGCGATAGCCGCACCTTGGAGTCTTGGTAATTCGCTAGGAGGGCAAACCACCATACCTTCTTTTGTTTCGTCAAGTCTGATCTGGAGCAACTCCACCACCTGATGGAGTTCCCCCCGCTGCTGGTAAAGCTGAGTCCGTAGTTCCTGATTGCGGTGTTTGCGTCGGGTCTTGTCCACCTGTCTGTCCACTCGTATCTCCACCTGCCATGCCTGAGAGCCCACGCTCCAGGACCATAAGAGCCGTCTCAACATCTGTCGCATTCGCAGCAGACTGATTCTTCGCACCCGCCGCGATATTCTTGTAGGAGTCGGACAGAAGCTTGCGCAACGTCGCCTCGGCGAGCTTCTGAGCCTGGTCGGCCTGCGACGCTTGGCTCGCCTGATTGGCTGCCTGGCGACGATCGGACTCTTCCTGGCTGACCAGCATGTCACCCATGTCGCGCACTTCAAAGCGCGCCTTGGTGAACTTGCGGAAGTCGATCTCCTGCTTCTCCTCGGGAGAATTTTGAAGCGTCGCCGCCATCTGGTCAATCTGAAGCCCGCGCACCTCCTTGGCCACCAGCGACGTCGCGCCGCGTGCGATGACGTTATAATCGGCCTCGGCCATCAGACTGGGGTTGAGCGCGCGGTTGAACTGCACCATCGATTCGAGGATGGACTGAGTCATGCTGTCGAAGGACCGCACGATGTCTTTGAAGGGCAGCGCGGAGTCGCTACGGATCATGCTCGCGCCCGCCGCTGTCCGCATGGGCTCGCTGCTCTGCTGCGTCATGTCGCCGCCCGTCGCAGGGCCTACGAAGGTCTCCTGATCCGCGATGTCCATGTAGAGCTTCATGATGTTTTGAAGCTCAGGCAGATGCCCGTCGATCTGGATGTTCTTGACAGCTGGCTGTGAGGCGTCGTTGCCGGTGCCTTCACGATACCACATCTTGTAAGCGCTGGTGCTCGTCAGATCCTGATCGGGGCGCAATAGGTCGGTGTTGAGTTCAAGGTTGGGCCCGCAGATGACGCTCGCGTTGTCGAGCAGCATGCGCGACGCGGCACAGATAGCCATCTGGCTGTCGCGCATGATGACTGGAAGTCCCATCCCGATCGGGCTGGTGTCGTCCTCATCAAACAGGAAGGTGTGTAGAGTCTTGACATCGACGTCAAGCGAAGCCCACGGGTTGAGTGTCGCCTTAATGACGTCGTCACCGATCATCCAGATCTCGGCGTCGATATTGTCGGAGACCTTGTCCTCAGGCACGTCGATCCCAGCTAGTCGTAGCATCGCTCCGTCGGTCATGCCGTGCCAGATGATGACCTCGTATTTAGAAGTCTCGGTCTTCTGCTCGTTGGTGTTGGACTTGACGCCCATGGAGCGCAACTCGGTCTCGAACTCCAACGGTCGATAATTACCCATCTGATTGTTAGTGAGAAACTTGTCGATGACGTCCTCGAAGAAGTCCTCTCGCTCGCTCAGCTTCTTAACCTGGGCGCGCGACATGACCTTACGAATGAAGTGGCCGTCCATGCCGTCGAAGTTCTTGGCCGCCATGTCGGGGTAGAAGTCCCAGATGCGGAGGAACTCGAACATGGGTTTGTAAACGGTGCGGGTCGTCGACTTCGGCACAGTCGCTCCGGGAGGCATGGACCATGTCGTTTGCTTGCACTCGCGAGCATAGGGACCCTTGAGTATGCCCAGACCGAAGATGATGCCGGAGCGTATAACCGATCGGTTGAGCGCGATGTAGTCGAGCGTCTGAGCGCCGCCAAGTTCTTCGAGCTGATCGTCAAGCAGTATCGACAGATCGCACGCGCGCTTGTCGGCCTCAGCCTTAATGGCGGTCATGACGTAGTCAAGGTCGAGAGGTCGTGGGTCCGCGCCGCTGTCCTTGTCACGCTTCTGCATCGCCTGGATGGCAAGCGCCACATCCTTTGGGTCCATGTTAGGCGACGGCGTCGCCTTCAGCTCCCAGTTGCGCTCGTTGCCGGGGAACATGAGGCTCATGAGCCGCGAGAGGACGCTGACACATTTGGTGCGCGTGACCTTGGGGAAAGACCGCGACCGGCTCTCGGACAGCTCCTTGTCGACAGGAGGATCGTAGATGCCGAGATACTGACGCTCGTTGCGCAACCAGCGCAGCTCCGCGAGGCGGCGGTCCGATCGATATTGCATGAACAGCTGCCCGAGCTTCATCCCGAGCATCTTGAGTTCGACGGGTTTGAGCCGACTGACCGGCGCGGTCTCTGCATCCGGCACTTTGACGCCAGGCGGCAGGATGTCGAGCGACGGTTGCGCCATTGCGGATGTCAGGGGGACGGTATCGGACATGCTCAGACCTGATGGTAGGCCGGACCCCATTTACGGGGCGGGACGAACCTCTTATTAGCCGTTCCAGCGCCATAGCGCAACTCTCGGTCTGATTCACGCCGGAAATATCTTGCAAGGTAGCCAGTGGCGTCGCCGGGGTGGGACCATGCATTCTTCTCCGGGGTGATGCCTCGGATCTGGTCCTTCTTGGTGTCCATCGCGAACCGCCAGCCCCCTTTGAGCGCACGAATGACGATAGGGCATGCCTGCTCGTCGATCAGCAGCCCCGAGTCGACAGTGGCTGGGCTGAACCCGCAAAAGTAGTCGAGCGAATCGACGCGCAGCGCGAGCCGATTATTGCTCTCGGTTACGACCTGATACTTGTCCTTGAAGGGCCGGAGGATCTCCTGCTCGTTGCCGGCGCTGCGGTTGTTGCCGGCCGGGTCGGAGGCGATAATCAGGTTCTGGCACTGCGGGAAGACGCGCCGCATGAATGGCTTCAAACGTTCAGAAATAATTCGCTCCGAACCCATGTTCTCCTGCACGAGTTCTCCCAAGATGAGTAGTCGTCCGTGGAGGTCCTGCTGCCCGAACACGAGAGCAGATCCGGCGAGTCCGGGATCGAAGCCAGCCACCAGCGGGAGATGATGGTTGTAGCGAAGTGGTGATTTCGAGATGTGCCGGAGGGGTTTGAATCCGGCGATGACGGCCTTACCTGCAATTGAATAGCCCCACTCGCACTCGACGAACTGCTTGATCCAGTCATCCGATTTACCTTTCACGACGTCGTTGTAATAGGACCGATCGCCGACTTTATACGGCGGCAAGTTCTCCAAGTTCTCCGCGTCGTCATCGAAGGCGCTGGGCTGCTTGTAATAGCATTCGTTGATCTTGGTGCCCTCAGGGTCCTCGTGGCGGCCGGCCTCCATGGCGCGCTGCATGACGCGCGCATCGGGATCTTCGAGCACAGGCACCCAGCGCCGCACGACCCGCTGATCGTGCAGATGGTCGAACCACCAGTTGTCCTCGGTGCCGGGATTGCTCGACCCCCACATGCCCCAGTTGGTCGCGCCCTTGCCGCCCTTGTCGGGAAAGTAGCGTCCGCAACGTGCGGAGAGCGCCTCGACAATCTCCTTAGGGATCTGCACGAACTCGTCGATGATGACGAAGGTGACTTCGAGCGACAGCACGCGCGCCACGTCCTGCGGCGTATCGAGTGGCCGGAAGAGCACCTCGCACTCGACGTCGCCGAAGCGCAGCACGAAGCGTTTGTCGGTCGCGTGCCAGTCGCCGGCCTGCCCTGGCTTGAACCAGTAGAACCATGACGCAAGCGTGGTGTCGTTAAGCTGCGGCGCGGTGTTGCGCACGACGACAGCCTTGGTGCGCCGGACGCCGTCAGGACTCGGCTGCTGCAACATGGCCATGTAGACCAGCTTCATAAACAGCGCGGTGGTCTTGCCTGAGTTGTGATGCACGCAACCATCCACCGTGACGTAATTGTGTGTGTCTAAAACCTGAAGGTCCCAAAATTCCTGCTTGACATCACGACGCTCGATTCGTAGTATTGACCCGTCGGTTCCGGAGTAATGAGATGCGGCGTCTCGAGATCGAAAAAATAATTGCTTTATGCGACGGCTTGCGATCATCCATCGAGATCGCAACTCTCCTCGGAGAAAACCCGCGATCTGTGAGAAAGGTGATGTTGCGTCTCGATCTGCCCCGCCGACGAGAGGGTGGTGGGCTGGGAGCGCTGAACCATCAATTTGTGTCCGGACGGAGAATTGATCGGGACGGCTACGTAATCGTGACAGCTCCGCCCGATCATCCCTACGCTCGTCAACGAACCCGTCGTGAAACGAAGTTAATGTTTGAACACCGCTTGGTGATGGAGCGAAAGCTAAACCGCTACCTTCTTCCTGAAGAAGTCGTTGACCATAAAGACGGGCTGCATCTGCATAACGCCCCAGATAACCTACGGCATTTCGCAACCAACGCGGAGCATCTCCAAGAGACTCTTGCGGGGTGTGTTCCGCTATGGTCGGAAGCTGGGAAGAAGAACATACTTGAACGCTTTGACCCGCCCGCAGGTCGCACACTCGTCGATACTTACCGTCGGCGCAAAGTATCTGGTGCTGGGCGGCTGCATCAAATTCTCCTCGCTGCATTGTCACTCGGTAGAGATAGTCCGTTCCTTTCAGGAACGACCCACCACACCAAGAAAGCTGGTATCGACATGACGTCGCGTTCCACGATAGAACGCGCGTTGGCCGATCTATTGCGGCGATGGCGCGAGGACCTGACTCAGTGAGGACAAGCGTCTCCGGCGCAAGACACCCGACAGGCCCAACGATCCACTCATAAAATAGATGCCCTGGCTTGTAGGATTTGATAAACTCATTAATGGTCGGTGCCGGCGTATAGTCGATGGTGTTGAGAGTGCTCATTGCAGACGCCTGCGGATGATGCCGAAGCGAAATCTTGGGACGTTGTAGTCCTCGTTCGTCTCGCCCCAGTCTTCCCGCTGCACGACGTCGCCGGCCTTGATAGTGAGGATCTCGCTGTTGGTGTTGATGACCTGGTTGCCCATCCTGGGGTCGCCGCACTCCTTCGGCACCAGCGTATCGAAGTCGCCGTTCCAGATGAAACCGATCAGGAGCTTGGCGCTCTCGACGGTTCCATCATATGTGAACTCCTGGCGGTCCCGGTCGGTCATATGTGATCACTTGTTGAAGTTCAAACTCTTGGCCATGCTGCCGAGCGTCTTCTTGTCGATGGCGGGCGGCCCGCTCTTGTCTTTGCCGAGGACCTTGTTCGCAGCCGCATCGACTTTGGCCTTGAGCGCCGGCGACTTGTCGGCGACGCGCGACTTGGCGTTGGCCGCGTGCGACTTGTCAGGAATCGGAAAGCTGCGATCGGGGCCCGCGAATGTGGAGGCGGGAAGTTTCTTGCGCGCGGCGGCGCTGAGCTTGGCCATGAGGATCTCCTAGTGCTTGGGCATGAAGCTGACGATGGCGAGGATTAGCACAGCAAGGCAGCCTAAGGCAAACGCGAGAGTGACCTCAAGCCACCAGACCAAGGGCGTGACGCGCCAGCGCCGATACCAAGAGGTGCGTCGAGTCATGACTTGTCCTTCGCACGGCGGTCCACCAACCGCATCTCCACCAACCGCATCTCCAACTCGAACCGCGAGAGCTTGAAGAAGTTGGCGTCGTCCATCTCCGCCATCATGTCGAACGTGGTGTCGAACTCCGCCTGCTCTATATCGGTCAGGGTATAATCGCGCCCCCACACAATACATGTGCCGAGATTTTCTTTGGCCGAAGCGGTCATGTTACAGTCCTCGTTTTCATTTGAGGTGAATGTTGATCTGAAGCGCCTGTCCGATGGCGGCCCCCTGCACGGCGGCAGCCTGGTCCCTGGACGCGTCGTAGCCTGCATACTTGATGACGTTGAGCATGATCTTGGCGCGGGCCTCGGCGTCGACCTTGTCGTTGTGCGAGATTTTCCACAGCTCCTTGAGATACTCCAAGGACTGAAGCTGAGCTTTCATCTTGAAGCTCGCGCCCTCGGCTTTCAACTCAATGAGCCGCGCGTGCAGGTCGGAGATGAAGACCGGGTCCTGACGGATGCGATCCCATTCCTTCGCGTCGATGCCGTAGGACTCGCAGACATACTGCGGCGCGTATTCCTGAAGGGCGATCTCGACGGGGAGGCCGGGCGGGTAGCCAAACGTCGCCGGGTCACGTACGCGCGCCGGCAGCGTCTCAGGTTCGGGCGGAATGATCAGCTGTTCCATGACGTCCTGTGCGGGGCCAGCGAGGGGTGCCTCGCAGTTTAATCAGACGCATCCGGAATGAAGCCTGTGTCCGAAAGATACGACAAACTTCGGACAGACGTCAAGGGCTGAGAGATGGCGTCGGGTGTGAGGGGTTTGTTGCCGACACCTTGTATCTTGTAAGTATAGTGCAAGACTTTGTGGTATGAGGGAGGATGAAATTTAGGGAAATTATGTATGGGGGATGGTGAACGACCCCCAGTCTCTCGACTAAATCCCCCTCCGCCCGCACCTCGCGCAAAGTATTACTTGATGGGGATTGCTTAGCTGAGTCCGAGAGTCAGACTCATCTTGACTAAGCTACAGTTGTTGAGTAATATGTTTGTCCGGCAATGCATTCGCGTTGCTGCTTCACCGAGTCTCCCAAGACTCCACTCATGAAAGGTCGTTACATCATGTCCACAATCTCAAAAGAACTTCTGTCAGCGGTGTTTGTCGCTTCACGTAATGAAGGCAAGTCACGTGCAATCGTCGTCGCAGCCGTCAAGGCTTGCAATCCTGATTGGACGAAAGACGGCGCATTGCGCGACACTTACAAGGCCGGCCAGGTAGTGACTGAACTCAATCTCAAATCAGAGATTGCCGCGCTCGCGATCATGGCCTTGAAGCCGCACAAGGATGGCGCGAGCGACGGCTGCCGCACGTTTGGCCAGCAACTCGCGGTCAAGCATGCGACTGCGAAATGGTCTGATATCCGCAAGCTCTGTGGCGCGCCGTCAGCGCAGACCGGAGGCCAGCGCAAGCCCAAGGCTACCAAGGTCAACGAACCGAAGGACGGCAAGGTCGTTGTGAGCGACTTGCCTGCAATCGTCAAAGCCAAGAGCGTCGCAGATGTGCATGCCTACGCGTTGCGTATGGCTGCCAACGTAACCAAGTTCATCAACGCGTCGCCTAAGTTTGTGGTCGGCGACATAGGCGACGTGCTGCGCTCGTTCGTGACAGATGTTGCGAAGGCTGCTAAGGCCTGATCACTCTACCAAACTTATAGACTGGCCTCGCAGGGCAACTTGCGAGGCCTTTTTGCGTCCAGATTGACTATCCTACGGTATGATACAGAGTGCTACTAGTCGACAGAGATGAACAAAACCAATTACTTAGCTTGTTTTTGGCCAAATTTGAAGCCTTGGCTACGGAAATCTCGGAGTCCCCAGTGTTTAGTAGGAAGAAAAAAGGCTTTTATATATGACTATCTGAATCTATATACACTGAGGTTACAGTCCTTACGTATAATTGATATTCGCATTCGTGTTTTGGTTGGTCGGGCTGCCGACCCCCTCCTAAAAGCAAAAGGCGAATATCAATTATACGTTTGACTGTTTCCTCACGTTGTTACTAGTGTATGAGATAGCTATAAAACATGAGGCGCTATAAGGGGTCAGCACCCTAAAACCACCAGTATCCGTTGTTTACAAACACCGTAACTTTTATCAATTTGACCTATTGCACCTCTTTGTAATCTTGTTTATACGATTTTGAGTCCGACGGTCG